CTGTTTTTTACTTACTAGTTTGTTAGTAAGGGTTTTTTATAGCGTCCAATCTAACCGTTGGACGGCGCCCGTTGGGCATTGTGAGTTAGTTCACATTGCCCGACAGCCACACTGTGGCATATTCTTTGATTAATTTCATGGGTCTCCAGTGATTTGTCTGGAGTATAAATATTATACAATGTTGCCTTTTGAGGTGACCCTCTTCCTGCGAACAAAAGCGCCCACTTCAATTTGATCTGAGTGATTGTCGATATCTCCTTCAATTTCATAAATGGGATTATATTTCAATTTCGAATCCAAGTAGAAGTATCCTTTGAGCTTTTGCGTAAGTTTAACATCAAAGGCTTGAACCCTCTAGTCGTTCAAGATCATGCGAAAATCTAGACTGTGGTTTGATTCAGCCCAGGAGCGATGAATTATTCAACGGAAAAGCTCTGACCGTTGTCTCACTAGAGCACTTGAGTAAATAGCGAAGTAAAGCGTGGTATCCTCTTCTCAATGCAGCCCCAAAAAGGTGTAGTCTTGGAGGACCAAAAATTCAACGTGGTGTAGCGCCCTCGTTGTCTAAATCAATGCTACGACGTCAGAAATGCGAACCCCATGCCCGATAAGGGCAGAGGGTTGGAAGCCGGAACACTATTACCGGTGCCCGAGCGTATGAGTCTACGGATTCTGAGAAGTTCGAGTGGATGTGGAAGCAGTGTATACTGTGGAAGCATCTAGCCATTTGAGCGGCATTCTCCGGTTTGCGCAATCATTTGGAGCAAAAGGTGTGGAACATGAGCCAGGTGTATGGCTCATGTTCTGCCTTTCTTCGCTTGCATACGATTTCTATGCGAGCGATTAAAGGTTAAGAACATGAGTTATTTGAAAGAAAGTTTTTTAGGCGTTACAGTGAATGATATTGAGGCATTAGTGTATGATAAGTTTGTATTTACGTTTTGTTTGTTGTTTTTCATTTTTGCCTTTTGTTGTGATGTTTTTGAATGTGAAGAAGCTAAAGCACTCCTTAAAAAGAAAAAACCTAAAAATATTGGTGTGAATGGATTTGGCTTGATTTATACTACTCCTAGATCGAAAAATTTGAGATTTCTTGAGTCTATTATTAGACGCAAGAGATATGATAAGATTCCGTATTTGCATGGACATAGTAGAATTAAGTTAAATGGAGAGTTTTTCGACTTGAAGTTTGCCATAAGATGTTCATCTGAATGTGCTCAGACTGCCTTGTATAATTTTTATAAGGTAGCTACTCCTCGTGATTTGCGAATTCTTCGAAAGCAAATTTTTGAAGTAGATGAGTTGACAGTTAATGTCTTAGATTTGTATATAAAACTTCTGTCGGAAGACAGGAAGGCTTCAGTGCTATATGGTGATGGTATTGGGGTTGTTTTGGAAGAGTGCGTTAAAAGCGCTCTTGCCATCTGGGTTGGGAGCAGCGCTGGATTTCTCTTTGGATTATGTGAATTTATTTACAAAGTCCAATTTGAAGAGATTGCTTGGCAATCTCGTTTTCCTGCTCTTATTCTCCATTCTTGTTTACCCCAGTTTAGCTTCAGTTATCGCGTAATCATTCATTTTGTGTTTAATCAGTTTTGTGAACCAGCAGCTTTGCTTCAATCAGATTTTCTGGTTGAAAGAGAAGCTGATGGTGCTTTGTTTTCTAATTTTCTTGGAATGGCTACGTTTTACTTGTTTTGTGCTTTTATTGGTTCGTTGATCCATAATACTGTAGGATATTTCTTTGTTTATTTGCACGCAGCTGTAGTATATGCTTTAATAGTCCCTATGGTCGAAGAGTATACGAAAGTGTATCTAGACTTTATGGGATTACCCGGTTTGTTTTTCGGTGTTGTTGAATTTTTTGTGTACATTAAGCAGGGTATACCTATTGTATGGCGTATTCCTGCGTTGTTGATGCATATGTTGACTGATTATTTAGATCTGCATGTAAATATTAACTTGCATTCAAATTTTAATTTGATTGCAGTTACTGGTGCATTTGCAGGTTTTACAAAAACTACTTTGTATGTATTATATGTTTATGTTTTGATTGGGTGGACGAAAGTTACACCCAAACTTGCATTTTATGTTATATCAAAAAAGAAAAATAATTTTGTGAGATTTGTTAAATATGTGTATTATAAGTGTGATATGATTGAGAAACGTGAACGTAACAGTATCGCGTTTTTCGTCATTGTGGAAGAAATTTTGGCGTTCTTCTTTGGGGATATTGTGTTTATTCCTGAAGTCTTTGTGAAGATGTTTTTCTACGAAAATGATTTTCCTATTTTGGAATACTTCGTATGGATTACAACACGCAGCGTTTTGGCGGCTGCGTTTGGATTTTGGTCAGTACCGATTTTCCATTTTTTCCACAATATTTACTTTTATAAATCATATGAAAGTTACAGAATGTGGAGTTGGTATCATATGTTTGCAAAGACTTCGTCTATTGTAGAACTGAGACAATCTTTACCATTTAGGGGAGCTGTGGAAATAGCTACCCTATGTAATTTTATTACGAATAGAGATATTCTCGGTTTTGCTCTGCACTTGGGAAATCCAGTGCATGACGAATTCTACAAATCTATGTATCAGATTGTAGGAAAGCCGAGTAAAAGCTTGGCCGAAATTCAAATGACTAATGGTGTTTTGACAAGTGCATTGTGGGAACATTTGAAATCCGCTTTGTATTCGATTTACATTTGTGTAGTGAAAGCAGAGATTCCATTTGTTCAGAAGATTTTGAAATCTATGCCGTGGATAAAGTTGTCAGGTTCTTTTACATACTTGGCTAAGAGCTGTATGGATTTTGTTGAAGAAATACATCATATGGTTTTAGAGAGAATGTCTGGCAAGAGTTGGCTTGAGTCTTTAAGACCTTCAAAAGGTATCTTGTTGAAGAAAGCTTACGTTGAGCTTTATAATGCAAGTCAAGTCGACATGGAAGCTGACAAAATGATATATTTCATCCAACGGTGTGATGAGATTATCAACAGACTAACCAGTTACAGTTCTGAGTTGAGCAAAGATGAAACTAAGATGATGAATTTCTGTTTAGAGTTTAGATATAAGCTGGTTAAAAGGTATAACATGACTAAGAGAAGGGAATTTCCTTTTCCCGTCTTTATAGTTGGTGGACCTAATACTGGTAAAACTACTTTGACACAGCAAATTGTAAATTTTCTTCTGAACATTCGTAATGTCAAGAGGACAAATGGTGATGTCCTTTCAATCAAACTAGAAGATAAGTTTCCAGCAGAAACTGTGAATTGTGAACATTTGAAGGCCGTCATTTGCAATGAAGTTCCTCAAGATTTTTCACAGTTTGAAACTAATGACAAATGTAGTTTTACTATGTTTTTCCAAAGTTTGCTAGATAATGATCCTTTGACGTTTAGATCTGCTGAGATTGCAAAGAAGAATAGAATTCATACGGATGTGTTAGTAGCAGTTATGACTAGCAATTTCAATAGGTTTCTAGACAGTCAACCTGTCGAGAAGCTTGTTCGAAGATTTAATGCTGGTCTGGTTGTTGAACAGATCGTACTGAATAGTAAAGGAAAAGATGCTGAGCCAGCTGAGATAGAACGTATGACGTTGGCACAACGTAACCTTTCAGTAAGGTATCGAATTCTTGAAGTTTCTGCTGCTGGTAAAAATTTGAAGTTTGACAAAAGTTCGAATGCTGACGTAGTGATGGATCAACCTGATTTCTTTCGCCTGTTGAAAAGGAAATATCAGGAGCATGTCCAGAATGAGATTAAGAAAAGTAAGATGGTGAGTGATACCTGTTCTTGCGGTCTCATGATGCCCTTGCATATTGTGTCAAAAGGAGAAGCTTTTGGATATAGGGCTTTGGATGGATCCTGTAAATTCCCGAAGCAATATTTCGATGCTGATTGTGCTATTTTGTGTAGTAACAACCGAACGAGAGAGCATCATATTCAGGGAGAAAATACAGTTCTCTGTGCAGAAGGCTGCTATATAGCTGCTGCTGCATTAGAAGCTGTTCCAGAAGAAGTTGAAGACAACTTGAGTAGATTGTATGGTGACATAGACTTTAGTAGGGATGAACCTTCTGATGGTATTGTGTTGACTCAAGGAGAAGAAGAAGACGTCCCTGTCCCGGAAGAAGAAGTGAAATTAGATCCTCAAGAGATCCTAGACAATTTTAATAGAATTCTTCAGAGTACTAATAAAATGTTGATTGACAAAGGATATCCTGAGGTATTGAAATCTTTGGTCTTATTATTAACAAATGAGTTTACATGGCTGTTGTTGTTCATACTCACTTGTTTGATAGTGATAGGATATTTCTATTTTCGTTTGTTTGAATATTCATGGTTTTATACTCTTCTTGTTTCATACAGTATATCTGTAATTTTTTCAACGAGGATAGTTTGCCTTATGTATTTTGGATCTTATGATGCAATAGTAGAATTCTTCTTGATGAAGGGACTAGTTCCTGAAAAATGGTTCCGTTCAATTTCAAGGTTGTATGTTGTAGTAGAAATGAGTAAGGCTAAACTTAAGCTCTCAAAATTCTGTGAAAATTGGCATCATTACATATCAATGGCTGGTATGCTACTTTTGGGAGGATACGCGATGTACAATTCTCGCAGACCTCAGAATGAAGCAAAACCAACTAAAAATAAATCAGTTGAATTGACGTATGGCAATGTTCCATTGCCTGAGAATACTGATACTGAAGATATGGTTATCTTGCCTAATTATTCAACCCAAGTTTATCCTCAGAATCCTGTCAAACGGAATGAGTGGAAAAGGTCAACTGATGTGAATCAGATGAAAGTTGAAGTTCAACAAATGAGTATGTTGAGTTTGAAACGATTAATAGATTCGCAAACCTTTGAATTTCATTATGATGGTATTAAAGATGGTAAGAAATGTAGGATGAGATCACACATGATTATGGTGAATCAGTGGTTGATGCTTCTGAACAGACATGTATTCCTGCACGGAGATAGGATTGTCTTTGAAGTGAAACCCATGAATATCATTCTTGGAGTTTCGCTAAAGGATTGTTTTTCTTATTCCCATTATGACTTCTTATTTTGTGTATCAAATATGCCAGGGATGTTTACAGACCTGTCTAGGTACATGTGTGATGAGCCGTATTTGATATCATCAAGATGTTCTCCGGTCTATGAAGAGAATGAGTATATTTCTCAGCCTAGATTTGTAGGTGATGTAGAGCATGAAGGCGTGATGTTGAAGTATCAGTATTGTGCGATTTCAATTAGGAAAGTAGGAAGACCCGGAGATTGCGGTAGAGGTTTAGTAACCAATACCAAGAAGGGATGGATATTTTCTGGGATTCAAATGGCAGCGATAAATGATGAGTCATATTTTCAACCTATTACTAGTGATGCTGTTAAGAGAGCAATGTCGAAGTTGCTACCTGATTTTCCTACTTGTATATGGTTGAATACCATTGACTATGCTAGACAGAAAATAGTGAGTCGTACTCTTGTTGATAACGCCGCATTGAGTGAAATCTCTTCTCCTTTTATACAAGTCCTTGGAACAGAAGGGCCAAATAAGAGACAATTTACGAGTAATTTTGAGAAAAGCGGATTGAGCCAGCTCGAGAGAAATTTATCTGAGCCTTATGGTATACCTAAACATACGAAAGCAAGTGTTGGAGGAGAATGGTATTCTTCATTTAGCAACACTTTTAAAAATTTTAATATGCAAGGTGACCTTAGTTACTCTGAGAGCATTGATGCTATTAAAGAGTATATTTCAGACCTAGATCTTAAGCCGGTACAACTAAGTCCGCTATCACTTGATGAAGCGTTTTTCGGATGTCCGAAGATGAATGTTGAAAGGATAGACTTTAGAACCTCGTTAGGAGAGAGTATGTTCTTGAGTTACAACAAAGCTAAGAGCAATATTCCTGTTGCTATGTTTTTGCGTGATCAAGGATATAAGAACAAATATGACCTTTTTGTAGAAGATGCTGAAACTGGCCGCTTTCAGTTCGATCAGAATGTGCGATCAGACATTGAGAAGATGTCATTGCAGCTTGATAAAGGGTTGGTTCCAATTCTTGTAGATATGGTTCATAAGGATGAAATTCGGAAAGAATCAAAATTGTCCAAAGCAAAGATAAGGTTGTTTAGCGTTCTAGACTTTAGATTTAATATCATAGCTAGAATGTATTTGATGCCTTTGATAGCTTGGGTATATCAAAATCGATCTGAATATCCGTTTTCTGCTGGGATGAATTGCATGAGTGCTGACTGGAAGTTGATGTACGAACATCTCGTTGCTGAATTTGAGACCGCTTATGATGCAGACGGAGCTTGCTTTGACACTGCTCAGGAGAAGCGAGAGTTCATGACTCAAGCTTTCTTCTGGTGTTTCATTGCGGCTATGGCCGGTTATTCTAAGGATGCTATAAGAATGGTGCGTAACATTTGTTTGTCCGTATCAATACAAGTCGTTTGTTTCCAGTGTGATTGGTTTCTTAAGTTTAAGGGTTTGACTTCAGGTTTGATTGCTACCTTGCATTTTAATGATGTCACTAACTGTCGGAATCAGTATGCACACTTCGCTTACAGGAAAAAATTTAAACAATTTTCTTACGCGTTGAAAGAAGTCATTCGATTTAAAGTTATGGGAGACGATTTTATAGGTACTATTAGCGACCTTTTATTACAAGCCGATCCAGAATTTTTGAGTAGTATCGTAAAGTTTTTTATGGTGCGATATGGGTTGGAAGTAACGAACGCTAATAAAAATGGTGGTGTGGAAGCAATGAAGATAACTGATGCGGTATTTCTCAAAAGAAAGTTTGCGTATCATCAAGATATTAAAGACATTGTCGGACCACTTGATAAAGATTCTCTTTTCAAGAGCCTCGTGTTTCAGAACAAAAAGGCGCAACCTAACATTTACGAACGGATGCGTCAAACGTTCGATGGGGCACAACGCGAGGCTATGCTGCATGGAAGAGAATTTTTTGAATTCTTCGTTGATCAGGTGCGAACGGAGAATGAGCAGCTTAATATGCCCTATCCTCTTATATATTTGGATTACGATGACCTCGTTAGAAAGTATATTGAAAGAGACCCAGAAATGTTTACTTCTGGGCTCTGATGATTGCAACCCGCGCTATTTGTATGTCTTTAAGCGCTCGTGTGAACTTCATCAAATTTTGAAAGCTACAAGATGGGGGCTCCTTTGGTCGGGACGTTCCTTTATCGGATTTTGGCCAGCAGAAATGAATAAAAATAATAATACACAAACTTTTGGTGTGATTACGAGTGATGAGACGAATCAAGTTGTTAGTGATAGAGTAGATACGGTAGTTGAAGGAAGAAGTCCCTCTAAGTTATCTTATCAGGAAGCTCAGTTGTATGATAGCTATTTGTCTCATATGGTGAAAATAAATGGGTTTAATTGGATTCCTCTTACTCCTTCTTCAGTATTGGACGCAAACATTTACAGTACCTTTTTGACGAATGCAAGTCAGGGTCCTTTGTCGAAGTTGACAAATTTTAAATATGTTGACACTTCATTAAAGGTTACTGTTGCTGTGAATGGAACTCCAATTGCTGCGGGAAAAATGCTAATATCCTTTTTACCTGTGCCTAATTATATCACTCAGATTGCACCGTGCACATCTGTAGGAAAGATGAGAGGTCATATTGTACCTCATATAGTCATCGATCCGTCAAAGACAGAAACGCATACGATCATTTTACCTTGTGCGAATCCTACTGGCGTTTTTTCAAATAATAGTGGTTCTTATGCTATGAATTGTGTAGTGGTGAATCCTTTGTTTTCTGGAACTTCAGTTACCCCTTCAATTTCAGTTCAAATCTATATGTCACTGGTTGGTCCAAAACCAGGTGGTCTTGTTCTGACTTCAGGTGTAGTAGAAGAAGAGTCAGAAGGAAATTTTAAGCCATCTGCTGTTTTGGATGGAGCGGCTAATTTGGCTGATGCAGCAGGTAAAATTCCTGTGTTGGCTCCTTATACCTCTATTTTTACTCCAATTGCTAGAGGAGCTTCTTCAGTGTTAAAGATGTTTGGATTTAGTAATCCGGAGAATCAAGAATTGATGAATATGATGCGGAATAGAGATACGGATAATTTCAGTCATATTAATGGCAGTAGGAATTCGTATTCTTTAGCGTCTGATGAGAAGTATTCAGTTGGTATAGATACCCACATCATTGGTTTGCAAGATCATGACGATATGAGTATAGCTAACTTGTGTACAAGAAGAGGATTAGCTTCACAACTGTTCCTTTTGCCCACAGCCGCCGCAGGAGACTTAATTGGTTCCATCACCGTTACACCGGGAGCCTCGTATCAGGATCCTATTTATGGTTATGAAATGACGCCTTTAGCTCATGTTTGCTCGACTTTTTATTATTGGCATGGAAGTATAGACTATCATTTTGAAGTTATTGCTTCTGTGTATCATAGAGCTACTTTGCTAATCGCGTATACGCCGAATGATTCTTCTACCGCAACTTATGAAGATGTTTATCAAGGTGCCTATACGAAGGTAGTGACGATTTCCGGAAATACATCATTTTGTTTTAGTGTTCCTTGGCGTAGAGAAGTGCCTTGGCTCACGAATGTACGTGGCAATTATTGTGATAACAACATCTTTTCGGGCACGACATGTAACGGAATGATTACTGTTTGGTTGGTGAACCCAGTAACTTCAAATGGCAGTACAGATGGAATTCAAATCAATATCTTTACATCTTCTAGCGATATGAAGTGTGCTATGCCTACTTTGAGGAATTATTCAAGTGCTTATGTCCAGTTGACGTCTGGAATGGCGCCGGAGTGTGAGGAGAAATGTGATGATGAACAACCTGAAAATATGTATTTGCAAATGTTTGGAGAAGATTTGTTTGTGTCAACAAAAGCTGTAGCATCGAAGATGGTGCCTATGATGAGTGGAGTCATATCAGCAAGTAATCGGGGAATGTGGCAACCGACTTATCCACAATTTCGTACGAGTTTGGATTCGCCTAATAATTATATTAGAGGGCCTATGGATTCAGCTTCCGGAACAATGGGGAAGTCAGAGATGTGGTGGACTTACTATCAGGCTATGGCGGTCGGATATTTAGGAGTTAGGGGCTCCACCAATTTTGGTTTTATGGGTTTGGATAATAAACAGTATCCCTTGATGACGAATTTTTCGCCGGCGCCTGATGTACATGCACATGTATCAACGGGTTCTGGGTTTGTCGCCTATACTAGGGATGCTAGTTTTTTGTTGTCTAATCCCGACCATAATCTCACTACGACGTTTAGTGTGCCGCATTATTATCCTTTGAGATATAGACCAAATTTTCCTCCGCCAGATTTGAACAATGCAGACTATCAGGAGAACTTTTTTGTTGGAAATGGAACGGAAGATACGGGAGGAGTTGCCGGGCCGCAAATCTATGTACTTCAAGGAATGGGAGATGAT